GCTGATAGTACTTGTTGAATATTAGGATCTTTGACGTACTCTTCCATTGATGCAACAGACATCATCTTTGTCTCTACTTCACCAGTTTCTAAATTTTTAAAATCATACAATGGCATGAAACCACTCCGGTTGTTTACGTTTGGTCCACTTCATATCGAACCTTGCTTGTTTAGTTTGGTAGAATGCACGGTAAGATTTTACAGCATCTTCAAACATATATAGGATCATTGTCTAAAATAAATATATTCATAATGTATATTATAACACAGTTTTGAGTAAAAGTAAACCCCTACAACAAAAACTGTAGGGGTTACTCTAGATTTAATCACCTCCTTACTTATGATACATACCTTAATTCTTCAATATACTCGTCAAGATAATCTATCTTCTTTTGCATTTTAAATGCTTTATCTGACTTTCCTTTCTTTAACAGTCGTGCACGATAGTATGTTGCTTTATTCCTATCCTTCTTTAACCGTTCGATCTCTTGTAACCTCATATAGAATTTTGCCCTCCATAAAGTTTTAATTGATCATCATATAGGTATTTAAGTTCGGATCCTCCTTATTACGGTTGGTTAATGAATCACTTTACGATAAGATTTGGGAATGCATTAGAGACTAATTTTTTTGTTACTCCCTTATATTTTCCAACCAATTCTTTATCTTTCATCATAACTATAAGTTTTGCTTCTTCTGGAGATACTGTCTCCAAAACTTTAATGAATTTGCCTTCACGAACACCAGCCTCTAAACGATCTCCATCATATCCTTTTGCAAAGAAACGAAACTCAGCTGATACTGCACCAAAGCCAGCTTTAGAATCTTTATTAGGAGTATATGGGGGTGTGCCTTTCGGTAAATTAAATTCGAGTGATTTGTCAAACGCTCCTTTTAAGAAGGTCTTGAGTTGACGTGATTCATTCTTAATGAGATATGCTTTCTTAGCTTTTGCTGTTTTAATTTCTGCAAGATCTTTAAGAATTGTTGATATTACTAGTTCTTTAGCCATTGTTATAAAATTCCTCTACGCTTTCAATCAATAGATTACATCGTTTCTTAATTAAATAGTTTAATGCTTTCATTTGCATTGGTTTTTTACTATTGTTAAAAGTATTTATAATCATTTCACTGATGTTTTCTGGTATTTCGGTTAAATCAATTAATTTTTTATTACGCTGATAGTTACGGTATAACTCATCACCTAATACATCCTTTAAGCTCTCAGTATTATCTAGCCACTCTTGTAGTTGCTTAGCGCTTATTGGTGTCTGTCGGATTGATTCAACAAATACATTATCAGCTGATTTGATATTAGGGATGCCATCACCCCTATCACCTTTCATGATATGATTGAAGCGATATATGTGTGGGTTCTTATCAGTTACTTCTTTCTTTTGCATCGGACTGAATTGAGATACATTCTTAAAGCGATGCAATTGAATAAAGTCTTTATCAGATGAGATGATTTTAACTGGCTCATCTTTACCGAACTCTTGTGTTTCAAGTGCAAGTACACCAATCACGTCATCAGCTTCACAACCTTCTAGATGAATAACCTTATAAGGTAGATTCTCTTTGATTTCATCTCGTACTAGATTAAGAATACGAAAGATTTCAGGCCAATCAGTATCAGACTGTTCATCTCTATTCTTCTTACGAGCTGCTTTATACTGAGGAAAGTATTGCTTTCTCCATGTATTCATACCATCACAACAAATGACCATTTGACCATACTGATCTCGATACTTCTTATTGTATGCCCGTATACTATTCAATATCATGTGTCTTATCATATTTTCATCATTTAGCTTTTGCACTATAATATTCGATAATGCAATTTGGTTATAATCAATCAATATCATCTTCTTCACTCTCTTTCAATAGTTCTTCTAGTTCTTGTAATTCTAATTCTAATTCAGCTTCAGTAGCTATATTAGCTGGACCCATTAATGTATCTAGCTTAGCGTCACTGATGTCTAGATCTTCTTGGAATGGATGTTCTAAACCTTTATAACGATAGAATGTTGCAGCGAGTAGATTGATAATCACTGATATATCTCTACCTTCTTGTTTACTTAAATCAAGGAAGTCCATATTTTCGAAACCATCTATAAACTCATTACCGCTTATAGCTTGATCTATTAGTTGGAAACAATAATGTGCTAGTTCAACACACTCTTCTCTTTGAATTTCAGCCTGTTCTTCTCTATTGATAACATTATCGATCTTTTCATCAAGGACTTGCCTTACTCGTTCCGAGGTGGGAAATTGTATTATGTTTGACATAGCTTAAACCTTTATATAATATATATTATAACACAGTTTATCGTAAATGTAAACTATTTTTTTAAACCTTTTACTGAGGGTGCACCAATCTTACATCCTATGAAGCCATTATAGTAGTCATCAGTCAAAAGGACATCCCTGTCGAACTGCTCCTTAGCCTCTTTGTATGCGCACTCTCCCTTTGTTTTACACAAATGAATAATTTCTCGTTTTAAATGGGCACTGCCATTGGAGCTTATTTCTTCATTGAGTGAATTACTTGAACCAAAGTATGTTTTCCAATCGGATTCAACTAAGGTCTTTTTTCTGCGCTTTCTAGTTTTTGTAATGCCTAGAGTTTTCTTAAACCAAAAGAATTTCTTACCGACATACTTTTGATTCGTCTTCTCATTTGTTATGAGATACACAAACCCGTAATAGTCGTCAGAACTAAAGCCTTCAGGCGGGATCCATTCTTTGTCATTATATAACCACATGTATTATATATACTAGTCATTAAAGTTTAACTCTTCAAGATTGTCTTCAATTGGTTCACCACAAATTGGACAGTATTTTGGATCTTCTTCTTCACACGATACACGAGACTTATTGTAACACATAGGGCAATCGATTTGTTTTACACTCATATCTTATCCTTTATAAATTCTTTAAAATTGGCAAAACTACCGACGACTTCACCATTTATTTTTATCTGTGGAAATGTTCTAGCTGTTGGAAATTGTTCAAACAACTCTTCTCGTGTAAAATCATTTCCTAACTTCTTATATGTATAAGTGCTTTCTTCTAACTGCTCTGCTAATGTTATTGCTTGAACACAAAATGGACATTGCTCTTTACCAAAAATTTCTATTTTCATTATATTCTCCTATAAACTCAATGCTGCTAATGTGTCTGTTGTCATATCTTTCTTTACACCACCTGTTACATATGAAGTGATTTCAGTTTCTTGTGGGGCTACTTGTACATTACCACCCCCGATCCACTTTTCAGTCCATGGTAATGGATTGGTTTTAGATACATGGAATGGTGATTGAATACTTAAAGCTCTCATTCTTTTCGTACCAATCCATTCTACATAGTCACATAATAATTTTTCGTTAAGGCCAATCATTGATCCATCTTTAAATAGATAATGTGCCCATTGTTTTTCTTGCTCAATTACATCAACAAAAAGCTTCTCAACTTCTTCTTTTGTTTCTGCTTGTATCTTTGCATAATCAGGGTCTTCTTTTAATAGACTCTTAATCATTATTGTAGTACCAGCAAGGTGAACATTCTCATCCCTTGCGATAAACTTAATAATCTTTGCGTTACCTTCCATTTTCTTCAATTCAGCAAATGCCCATGAACATGCAAACGATACATAGAATCGAATACCTTCTAAAGCATTAGCACTCATAAGAGCTAACCATATCTTTTTCTTATGTTCATATAAATCTACAGACTGACCATTCGCTTCAGTTAGATCATCATAGTATTTACTTATATCTGCAGCACAGTCTATAATCTCAGAGTTATTCATTATCGTATTAAATACGATCGAAGGAGCCGGATATATATTACGAATGATATGTGTATATGAACGACTATGAATTGTTTCAAAGAAGGCCCATGTAGTAATCCAAGTCTCTACTTCAGGTAACGAACACACTGGTAAGAATGATTCTAATGGTTCTCTACCTTGAACTGAATCTAATAGGATCTGTCTCTTTAGGTTACTTGTAAAGATATGTTGTTCATGTTCATCTAAACTATCAAAGTCTTTCTTATCTTTTGATACATCTACTTCTTCCGGCCTCCAAAAGAAACCTAATTGCTTATCAGTAATCTTATCGATGTTAGGGTACTTAACAGTATCATATCTTGCAATATCAACTGGTTCGTCCAAAAACATCATTTTTGTTAGGTGCGACTTTGTACCGTTTGTTCTACTCATATTTTGCAACTCTTATTTAATGTTATCCATTGTTTGTCTTGTGTCGGGATCCACCCGATTTAAATCTTGCACGAGAAGCAATCCATATCTTTATCTGCCATTTCACCAGCACCATCATAGGTATTGAAGTAATACAATTGCTTAATCCCATACTTGTATGCAGTCACAAGATCAGTTACCATTTCTGACATAGGTACTTTACTATCTTCAAAGAACTCAGGATTGTATGAAGTATTCACACTAATCCCTTGATCTATATATTTCTGTAGAATAGCACAGATTTTTAGATAACCGTCTGGAGACTCTTGTTCCCACAGAAGATCATATTTATTTTTTAGATGATGATAACCAGGTACGACCTGAGCCATTACTCCATCTTTTGACTGCTTGTATGATACTAATGCTCTTGGTGGTTCAATACCATTAGTACTATTGCTTATTTGCGCTGATGTTTCAGCTGGCATAAGAGCCATAAGTGTGGAATTACGAATTCCTGTTTTTTGAAGCTGGTTGCGTAAGCTTTTCCACGGTTTTCTTTCTTTATGTTTAACTAAATTATCTACTGCTTCCTTATATGTATCAATCGGGAGAACTCCACCAGCATATTTTGTCTCATTATTTAAAGGAATTGCACCTTTTTCTTTCGCGATATCTGCAGAAGCTTTAATAAGATAATATGACCATGCTTCAGCATATTCATCAACTGTAGTAAATGCACCATCATCATACTTCAATCCACGTTTAGCCAAGAAGTATGCAAGGTTGATAATACCAATACCAAGTGGACGACGATTCATTGTTGAAAACTCAGCCGCTTTGATAGGATAATCTTGATAGTCTAATAGTTCATCAAGAGATCTTACAGCTAGATCACAGTACTTTTCAAACTCCGATGGGTGGTTAATCAAACCCCAGTTAATTGCAGATAAAGTACACAAAGAGATTTCACCTTCTTCATCATCTGCTGAACTAAGAGGTTTAGTTGGTAGATCAATTTCACAACAGAGATTACTCATACGAATAGGAGCTTTCTTAGGATCAAATGCACCATGATCGTTTGCATGATCAACATTCATTATATATATTCTACCGGTATCTTTACGTTCACTCAGTAGATTTTGGAATGCATCAAGAGCTGACATAGACTTTTTACGAATAGAAGTCTTACGTTCATACTTTTCGTATAACTCTTTAAACTTATCTTGGTCTGCAAAGAATGAATCATATAGACCAGGAACATCATTCGGATCGAAGAATGTAATGTTACCACCAGTCAATAGACGTTCATACATCAGTTTATTTAATTGGAATGTATAGTCCATGTGACGTACACGATTCTCTTCAGTACCTTTATTGTTCTTCAATACAACTAGATCTTCAAACTCATAGTGCCAGATTGGTAGATAGACTGTAGCTGCACCACCACGAACACCACCTTGAGAACAAGACTTAACAGCTGATTGGAAGTACTTCAGGAATGGAATCAAACCTGTATGTACTACTGAACCATCACCAACTCTTGCACCAGCTGCTCGAATAGAACCTGCACCAATACCAATACCTGCTTTCTTAGAGATATATTTTACAATGCTTGTTGAAGTTGCGTTAATGCTATCAAGAGAATCGCCGGATTCAATAAGCACACAGCTTGAGAACTGACGGGTTGAAGTTCGAACACCAGCCATGATAGGGGTTGGGAGTGATATAAAGAATTGAGAAATTGCATCATAGTAGTCCTTAACATACTTTATTCTTGTTTCTTTTGGATAGTTAATAAAGAGCGTAGCAGCAACCATCATATACAACATTTGAGGTGTTTCATAATGTTGCTTCGATCTACGATCTTGTACAAGGTACTTACCTCGGAATTGCTCCATACCGGCATAAGTAAACGTATTATCACGATCATGTTTAATATAAGCATCTAGCTCGTCAATCTCATCTGGATCATAGTTTTCCATGATAGCGCCGTCATATACTCCACGGCTTACATTTTCGATAATTAAACGTTTAAGAGCCCATGGTTCGAATGAGCCATATACATCTTTACGTAGTTTATAGTTAATGAGACGGGCAGCAACATATTGATAATTTGGAGTAGAGTCAGTGATTAATTCGGCAGCACTCTTAATAAGAAGCTCATGAATATCATAAGCTGGAATTTTATCATATAACTGTATGTTAGCCTTAAGCTCTATCTCAGATACGGAGACACCAGTTACACCATCTGTAGCCCATTCGAGTACTCGATGTACCTTTTCTAGATCGAACGGTTGGCTAGTGCCATCTCTCTTAGTGACATTAAAAGACATATAATGATCCTGTTAATTTGTTTTAGATGTATATTATAACACAATATACAATAAAAGTAAACTACTTTTTAATTCTTTTTTCTACCCAAATGGGCATTTCGCCACTAGGCGCGATATTCTCCAATTGTGTAGTAAGGTGTTTAGACAGCTCTTTTCGAACTGTTGGTAGAGCCCATAGAATACCAAGATCTTCCTCTAACGCGTCTAGCCGATCGGCCTGTAAGGGAAACTTTTTACGAAACTTAGCATCTTTCTTAGCTAATTCGAGATTATACTTCTCGGCGAAGTATTCCATATATTGGTCAACTTTCTTTTGAAACCAGATACCACCTTTCGTATCTTGAAACCAATGATAGAAAGAACTACCAATGATACTAGAAAGAATCGATTTAAGTGCTAATATTACTAACCAGTGCATTTTTCGATTTCCTCTTTATTTTTATCTACTAAATATATATAACCGTCCATATTGTGATCTGTTAATCCGTCGAAAAATTTAAATTGAGACCAAGCTGAACCAAATCCTTTTACAAGATCCCACATATCTTGCCAGAGGGTATAACCTAATGCAAGATTTTCTTTACTATTAAAGTACATTTCAACACCATCGTGCTTAAATCCTAGGATAGCAGGTGGTACTTTAGACACTAGATCGTTGTTATTCACAAAACGATAATGAGGTACTTCACATGTACTAACAAATAGTTTACCACCAACACGAGGAGAACCAAATGTAAAGAGTCCTTCTGCCAATTGATAACGAGATGCAGCAATTGTTGCGATTGCACCACCAAGAGAATGACCACAGAAATATACATCGCGTGGCTTATCTCGTTTACAGTTACGTTGTAATTCCTTTACAACTTCATCCCATAGCTCGGCAATCTCATCTTTAAAACCGCCATGAACCATACCAGCTGATTGTGATTTTTCTCTAAAGAAATCAAGGTCAGCTTTAATATCGTTTAGTTGATTTGGTTGAGTACCTCTAAATGCAATCCACAATTGGCCATTCATACGTGTAATCAAACATTCAGCACTATTAATAGAAATAAGGCGTGACTTAATTTTCTTACCAAATTCGTTTTGAATTAATTGATCTCTTGCTTCTTTATCATCGATGTATGACCATGCAGCTAAACGTGCTGCAGCGCAGGCTCGATCACTATGTGTTTTTGGGATTGCCATTTATTTTCCTCTACTTTGATTTCCGCCGGTCGGCGGCTTCTTTATCGTTAATTGTTACGTTTCGGTAATAGACTATTACTTCACCTAATTGGTTTATGTATCTTTTAATCTCTTGTGTATTATATGCCATATGTTTATAGTCCTGCACGCTCATAGCTACAAACACAATATCACCCCCGTGTTTCTTTTTGATATCATCGATAAATCTATCTAGATATGTATATCCTTCAGGATATAGATCTTCCTTACCAAGCTTACAATCTCTTTCTTTTGTCTCTGGATTCTTAATGCATTCCTCAATGATCTTAGCATCAGAAACTACATACCACTTTGGCTCTTTTAAATTCAATGGACGAGGAAGAACCGGTTGTACTATATCCAATTCAATTGGCTTGGTAATTATTTCTACTTCTTTTGTTCCTAGTAAAGAACAACCACTAATCATTAAGAGAACTAATACGCTTGCTATCGCTTTCAATCGCATCGAATACCTCCTTTGTTCTATTATTTGCACGCTTTTCTACCATACCTGGTTTTGCACTTGCTATCTTGGCAACGTTATGCCGCGCAAAGATATCAAGATACTCTGCCATTTGTGATTCATACTGTTGATTTTTGACCTGAAGACCAGTCAGTGCTTTAGATGTTTTTTCTAGGTTGTCTTGTACGGCTTTAATTGTTGCTCTTTGTTCGGCATCTCTTACCTCAAAGGCAGCATTGAGTTTTTGCAACTCAACATTTTTATTATAGAGGAAATATCCTCCCAAACCCATAATAACAATCACTCCAATCAATATTTTTGACATAATTTATTTTGCCTCTTTTTTGGTTTCCCTCGCTACTTTACTTATTAACATTTTAACTGCAGTCTGAAATGCAAACCCGTGACCCCACAACCAATGGAATGTATGATTCTTTTCAATTGCAGATTTAGGACCAAATTTCTTAGTCCAGTTATCAACGTAATCGCCTTTATATCTTAGTACTGCATGTGATACTTTACTTTTGCTTGGACCAACCAAACAAATACCAGCCTGATGTGTAATTAACATCCACCACATTTTTAAATGACTTTCGCCGCACAGTCTATATAAAATAGACAACGCATAGTCTTCACAATCACCTACAAACTTTCCTTTTGCATCTTCTGAGTAAATGATTTTCCAGGCATCAGCCATGCCATATTGCTCTTTATCGTATCTATATTTCCACTTAGCTGTGAAAGAAGATACTATTTTATCTCTTGCCTTAACCTCTTCTTTATTCATTATTTTGTCTCTTTTTTGGTTTCCCTCGCCGCTTTTCTAGCATTAATGCGTTCAACAAACTTTCTACCTTCTTTAGTGCGACCATCATATTGCTTTTTTTTCTTATCGCCAATTGGTTGAGGGTTTGTTGCTACTGCATCTACACCCATTTGTTCATTAGCGGCTTTAAGCCATTGTTCAAAGTTAGTCATCGTTTGATATCTCCATTAGATATATAAATTACTTGATTTGTTGCTATATGGTTAACCTTATAAATGTTCTTACCAAACAGTATAGAATGAGGTGCAGTCTTTTCACTTATCTCAATCTTAGTATTTTTTAATGCTATTACATCACCTGTTACTGGTGATATAGCATCTTCAACTAGCGTATATGTGCCAGGATTTATTCCACTATCATTTTCAAACCATTTATTTTCGTTGAAATACTGATCACTAATCTTTTCGCCAGTTATTTTTTCTAATATTTGTCTAAGCTTAGATTCAGGTATACCTGTGTGTTCTTTAATAAGAAACAGCGCTGTAGCATAAGAAGCAAGTTTAGTTTGACCAAATGGTAGCTTACTTAGTAATCTTTTAATATTAAACACTAAGCGATGAAATACTGTATAAGCAGCCTTTTCTTCATTCGTCTTTGGTTTTTTTAAAACCTTACCCTTATCGTCTATCAACTCTAATTCGTATGCTGGTAGTTTATTCCATGGAGTTACCAACATTTTAAGAAATCTAAACGCATAAAACAAATCGGCCGTTCTCGACACAACATTTTCGTTTACATTTTGCATTATATGTTCCTTAATACGTTAATTATATTTTGATCCATTTTAATTTCAACCTTTTCACTTACATCTAAGTAATTCAGAAAGATTAAAAACGGTTTAAGATGGTGATAATGCTCTTCATCTATCTTAAACCACATCATACGATTAGCTGCTTCTATTCCGAAGACATTATATATTACTATTATGTGATTAAGTATTAAACGCCCTTGCAAATCATTATGGACTTCATATCGTCTAAACAATCTTTTAAGATACTTGAATCGGGCCAAGTCCTCTTTAAACTCTTCAATATCGCAGCATTCAGTATTATTGTAATGCTGCATCGCAAAAAATTCAAAGTTTCTATGTGTAAGTTCGTCAAATATTTTCATCATATAGTATATATACTAAGACTTAATCAGCTTCGTTCTCAGCCTCGTAGTTAGCATCTACATAATCAAAGAACTCTTTTTTCTTATCGCCTTTTAATTCAGACGGTGAATCAGCACCAAACTTCTTCAGAGCTTTCTGGAAGAATGCTTGATATTTCTTTTGCTTAGCCGATTGTTCAGCTTCGTCCATATCGTTATCTTCAGCTAACTCATAACCTTTGGCCATGAATTTCTTAACGTCTGTCTTATTGATTACTTTAACCTTGCCATTCTTAACAACTAATACTTCAGTCTTAGGATCTTTAAGCTGACGAGCTTCATGGATAGCTAATGCTTCGTCATAAAGTGCTTCATTTTCTTCTACAGTTAGATCAGTTTTCTTAACAGGATGAGCATCTTTAACTTTCTTAAGATTTTTCTCGTTGTCACCATCAGCAGGGCCTGCAACGTTTTCTTCTGGAGCTTCGTGTGTGTAACCTTTAGCAGCAAGAGTTTTATGCTCAGCTTCATCATTAGCTACTTCTTTCTTTCCAGTCTTAGGATCGAACATATCGTGTGGATACTTCATTTCCATTTCTTTTACTTCCCTTTTACCTTCAAGAATGCCTTGTACTACCTGCGCAAGGTCCTGAGTGTTTATATCATAGAGTTTCATTTTTATATCTCCTATTGCATTAAGTACATTCCGGTGACCCCGCCGACGATGCCAGTGAGTACAATCCAGAACAGTTTGTTTATAACATTAACAATGATTTCGTTTGAGCTCACCTTTTGCTCAAGTGCTTCCAAGCGTTCAACAATTTTTAATATTTGTGAACCCTGTTGTTCTCCATATTTTGCCAATACCGTAATCCTCTCTTCTACTCGGGCAATTGTTACAATTGCTTCTGTCATTTGATCTAGCTTTTTCTCGATTCGCCCTAATCTGTTATTCTGGTCTGCGTGATCTTTAGTAGTCACTGGATTGCCCCTTCATGTTTAGTAATAGTCTTAACAGCCGAACTCATGTCCAGCTACCCTTTTCATTTGCTTCTTAAACTCGGCAAAATCTGGTTTACTTTTATATAACTTTATCGATATCTCTGCACGATCTTTACCTTGCTTCCCAATAAACTGATCCATATTACGCATAATGGTTATCCTCCCATCGCTGCGCTGATTTCTTCGCAGCGGCTACATTCCGAAATGACGAAAGCGGCTTACGAGGAATTTTTCCGTTAGGCTTCGTCTTATCAAAGAGAGTAGGCATTACTTTCTGAGAACCATCTTTATTCTTCTTCATGCTATCCATACCAGATAGACTTATCTCATATCTACCATTCTTAGATACATGCTTATAGATCTTTCTACCAGACTTATCTTGTCCGTCGTACTCTTTCTTCCATACCAATTTGTTATTACCTTCATATATATATTCAGCAAAAGTTATCATCTTTGTTGACTCTTTATCCACTTAATTGCAAACGCATTTTCAGGTGGTTTTTCTGACCATGCCTTAATTTTCTTATACGCCTGCATTGTTTGTTGTTCTATATCAGATCCTTCTGAGTTATCTACAACAGTTATTCTATTTCTAAACAACCCTTGAAACTTACCAATGTTCTTTTGTACGTCTTTCCACATCTTACTTACTTCAGCATCCGGTAATGATCGATCTCGTTTTTGGTTTCTATCCATTGCTGTTTCTATATCAGTATTCACAAAGATCATATGAACAGCATAACCAACTTTTCTAAGTAAATCAACTTGCTTTTTAATCTTAGCATAGTCTTTACCAGTACCATCAATTACCAATCCCATTCTTCCTTTAATGGCAGTACTCATTATCTTA